CAAATCAGAACAGAAACTCGAATGGCTTCTTGATACAACTGAAAAGTTCTGTCAAGAAAAGGCTGTGTACAATGCTATCATGGATTCCATTCAGATTCTTGACGGTAAAGACCCAAACCGTGGTAAAGGAAGCATTCCTGCTCTCTTGTCTGATGCTCTGGGGGTTAGTTTCGATCCTCACATTGGTCACGACTTTTTGGATAATTACTCTAATCGGTACGATTTCTATCATCGCATCGAGAAAAGAATCCCATTTGATCTTGAATACTTCAACAAGATTACTAAGGGAGGACTTCCGCAGAAAACCCTTAACATTGCTCTTGCAGGTACTGGCGTCGGCAAGTCTCTTTTTATGTGCCATGTGGCTGCTGGTTGCTTGGCTCAAAACTACAACGTTCTCTACATTACTCTAGAAATGAGTGAAGAGAAGATCGCAGAACGTATTGATGCGAATCTTCTGAATGTGACGCTGGAAGATCTCATGAACATGCCAAAGGACATGTATGAGAAGCGCATGGGCAAACTTAAAGAGCGCATGAAAGGCAAGTTGATCATTAAAGAATATCCAACTGCCTCTGCCAACCCTGCTCACTTCCGTGCATTGATCAACGATCTGTCGCTCAAGAAAAACTTCCGTCCAGATATTATCTTCATCGACTATCTAAATATTTGTGCGTCTGCCAGAATCAAACCTGGTGCCAATGTTAACTCTTACACCTACATCAAAGCGATTGCAGAAGAACTTCGCGGCTTGGCAGTGGAGAATAACGTACCGATTGTGTCGGCTACTCAGACAACCCGATCTGGCTTTAGCAACTCTGACCCTGGACTGGAAGATACTTCTGAATCGTTCGGTCTACCTGCCACTGCTGACTTTATGTTTGCTCTTGTTAGCACTGAAGAGTTGCAGCAACTTAATCAGTTACTCGTCAAGCAACTCAAGAATCGTTATAACGATCCCAACCTCCATAAACGATTTACGATCGGAGTCGATAGAGCCAAGATGAAACTCTATGATCTTGAACAGAAGGCACAAGACGCTGTGATGCAAGAAGCCGAATCAAAGCCAGTCTTTGATCGCGGTAAGAGTACAGACAAATTCAAGAATCTGAAAGTGTAATGAAACTTGAAAAGATAGAGAAGAAGGTTAATGCTCTCGCTGAAAATTGGGTGGGCAGAAAACATGTACCATCTATTATTCGATCTTTAAATGCAGCCTTCAAACGTAATATTGTTTGTTTCTCATCAGAACGATTTGAGGGTGAATATTTCAAAGATCATAATGTGATTGTAAACGCACATTACTGTAATCGCATTTCTGATTTTATCCCTGAACATATCTACATCGCATTGCATTTCCCTAAAAGACAACGTAAGGCGAGTCTTACAAAGGCTGGTGCTAAAAATTTGGCTTTGAAGATCATTCGTGCGATTCACCACGAGTATCGCCATAAGCATCAACAGAAACAAAGACCCTTTCTTTTACAAAAAGAATACAAGCCTAGACCGAAACAGAATAAGATGAAGGCGATGTATTATGGAAATCCAGACGAAATCGACGCTCATGCCTATGAAACTCAGGCTGAACGAATTGATATAAATAAACTTCGAACAGCGCATAAAATTGGCTGGCAAGATTCTGAAGCCATCTTTATGTATCGAAAGACTTTCCGAAATCAAGATCCGAGAGTCTGGAAAAGATTCTTGAAAAAGGTTTATAAACTAAATGAAAAAATTCAGAGAATACCTGAAGGAACAAGAAACCCATAGCAGCATTCAAGACTTCATGGGTTACTGCAAAGACAATTTAGGTATTGCGGAACTCCCAAAACTCGTAATTATTGACAATCGCGATACAGCGAGAGAGAATACGAGTTTCGGTGGTTACTCTCCAAGTGAAAGAGTGATTCACTTAAATGTTGCAGGGCGTCATTTAGCAGATGTCCTTCGCACATTAGGGCATGAACTAGTCCACCACAAACAGAACGAAGATGGTGTACTACATAGTTATGCAGGTGAGACAGGCAGCGAGTTTGAAAACGAAGCAAACAGCAAGGCTGGTGTCATCATGAGAAATTATGGTAAATCAAATCCTGCAATTTATGAGGAAGTTGAATTGTAATTGAGGTTTTATGACTACATTTGTGACTGGTGGTTTGGGATTTATTGGTTCTAATTTTGTAATCTCTCACCTACAAAAATATCCTTCTGATGAGGTTGTCATTCTCGACAACTTCTCATACGCTGCAAATGGCAGCAATCTAAATGGTTTCTATGACGACTGGCGACTTAATATCAAAAAAGTCGACATTCGGAATCTTGAATTCTTAGACCACATGTATCATGACTATGAACCAGACATTACGTTTCATTTTGCTGCTGAGTCTCATGTTGACAATTCTATTACTGGGGACGATGATTTCCTCAGCACTAATGTTAATGGCACTCATAACATTCTAAAGTGTATTCGCAAGTATGGTGGTAAACTTGTTCACGTTTCAACTGATGAAGTCTATGGAAGTTTAAATTCAGAAGATTCTTCGTTCACTGAAACAACTCCGTACGATCCACGCAATCCATACTCTGCAACCAAAGCAGCCAGCGATCATCTCGTTCGTGCTTATGTAAACACACATAAGATTGATGCAGTTGTTACCAATTGCTCAAACAACTATGGTCCTCGCCAGCATACTGAGAAATTTATTCCAACAATTATTCGGAATATTAAAAACAATACACCAATTCCTGTTTATGGTACTGGAACAAATATTCGTGATTGGTTGTTTGTTGAAGATCATTGTGAGGCACTACTCGCAATTGGTCAGAATTTTAAATCTGGTGAACGTTACAACATTGGCGGCGGTCATGAGATCACTAACTTAGAAATGGTAACATTGATTCTTGACTTAATGGGTAAACCAGTTCACATGTATCAAAACTGGATTAATTTTGTAAATGATCGTAAGGGTCATGATTTTAGATATTCTATGAATTCGGATAAAATCTTCAAGGAACTTGGTTGGTCCGCAAAGACCAAGATCGTCCAAGGACTGGAGAAAACTTTGGAGTGGTATAATGCGTAAAGGGATTATTTTATCAGGTGGATTAGGTACACGCCTCTATCCATGCACAAAGGTTATTTCAAAACAGTTATTGCCTGTTTATGACAAGCCATTGGTCTATTATCCAATTTCTACATTGATGCTTGCTGGCATTCGTGATATTATGATTATCACATCGCCAGCTGATCGCGCACCATTTGAGAAACTTATTGGTGATGGATCTCAGTGGGGATTGAATATTGTTTATGAAACTCAGTTGCAACCAAGAGGAATTGCTGAATGTTTCCGCATTGCAGCAAAATGGATTGATGATGATGAAGTCACTCTGATTCTCGGTGACAATATTTTCTATGGTAATGAATTGATCAATCGTTTCAATGCTGCAAAAAACAATCATGTTGGTTGCACAGTTTTCGCTTACCATGTCGCGGACCCTGAACGGTTTGGAGTGGTAGAATTAGATAATGATGGAAACCCAATTCGAATTGTCGAAAAGCCTAAATTTGCTCCAAGTAATTATGCTGTCACTGGGCTTTACTTTTATGACAATAATGTAGTAGAATATGCCTGGAGGATCTCACCTTCTGCAAGAGGAGAATTGGAGATTACTGACATCAACAATCTTTATATGCAAAACAATGATTGCAAGATTGAGTATTTGAATCGTGGTATTGCTTGGATTGACACAGGTACATTTGAGTCTCTCTCAGAAGCATCTGTATTTGTTGGTTCAGTGCAAAAGAGAACAGGTATGATGATTGCATGCCCTGAAGAAATCGCATACAAGAATGCATGGATTACAGAGCATGATGTTCGTAGTGCCGCTGAGAAGTATAGTAAATCAGATTATGGTAAATATCTTGGACAAATCTTGAGGATGAAAGTATGAGTGATGTGAAGCAAATGATTGAAGATTTGGTTGCCGCTGTTGGTACACCAAAGTATGCATACAATTGCAAAGAGTTCAATCCTGAGAAAGATACCGTATTCTATTCTGGTCCATATTGGGATGAGAAAGAAGTCATTGCTGGTGTCACTGCATTTCTAACAGGTAAGTGGCTCGTCTCTGGCGAGAATGTTGCGAAGTTCCAATGGGCATTCTGTCGCAAATTCAATGTGAAGCATGCTCACATGGTCAACTCTGGTTCCTCTGCCAATTTGACAATGGTTGCAGCACTCAAGAAGCATCTGAACTTGGAAGATGGCGTTGAGGTTCTTGTATCACCTGTCGGATTCCCGACGACTATTGCACCACTTGTTCAGAATAATCTAACACCAGTGTTTGTTGACATTGAAATGGATACTCTCAATTTCGATCTTGATAAACTTGAAGAAAAGATTACAGATCGCACTGCGGCTATTTTCGTTTCACCTGTTCTTGGCAATCCTCCTGATATGGATCGCATCAAAGAAATTTGTGAAAAGCATGATCTTCTTTTGATTGGTGATAACTGCGATTCACTCGGCACAAAATGGGATGGTAAACTGCTGACGGATTATTATTATGCGTGGACAACATCTTTCTATCCTGCTCACCACATTTCGACAGGCGAAGGCGGGATGGTTTGCTCAGACGACGAACAACTCATCAACACTGCTCGCAGCATTAGCTGGTGGGGTCGTGATTGCCGTTGCGTCGGTGCTGCTAATCTATTGGCTTGTGGAACATGTGGTAATCGCTTTGATAAATGGCTTGAAGGATATAATGGAATAATTGATCACAAGTATCTCTTCACAAACATGGGATATAATCTCAAGCCACTAGATC